TATTTTTTGATCTTCGCTTAAATTATTTAAATAGTTTATAAATCCAGCATTTAACTTTTTAACTCTTTCGGCCATATCAACATCAGACATATTAGAAATTCCAAGGTTTGAGTGATATTTAAAATGGTCTACATAACCCATAGAAACTAAATTGTCAGGGCTATTATCATATCTGTTCAGATTTGAATGATGTATAACTGTTTTTTTATCATTAACATGCTTTTCATCAAAAACAAACACATTATTAATTCCTTGTGACTCTAAATAATCTTTAACGAGTCTATGTGTATATACATATTCTTGTTTTGAATGATCATAAACCATTTCATAATCTTTATCATATTTGCCATTATTTTTACTGTTTTTAATTGTTTCAAATTTCTTGTTAAAAGACCACAAAGATTCACCAACAATTAAATCTTTAGCTTCTTTAGTATTTCCTAATCTCGTGTTAAACTTATGATCAGGAGTACATATAATAGATTTACCGTTGTCTAATGTTAGTTTTAAAACTTCTGTATTTTTACGAGTCACACCCGCCCATGTTATTTTCGCAGGGACAATCAATCCAGTTTGAGGATTTATAGAATACGACCACAATTTTTTCCCAGCCTCATATTCGTTTATAATTTGCTGTAATTCAAGGCTTCTACCATCCAATAATTCTATTTGCGTATTTAATGCCAAACATGCTCCTGGGAGCGTATCTATTCCAGATTGCGTATTTGCGTTTCTCATTGGTAAGAAATAGTCTTCGTCGTTACCAAGGACATTAAATCTATAATCAATTTGTCCACTGTTGGGATTTATTTGTTGGGTTTTTTTAAATTTTGTAGCAACCTTATACATGTATTCTTCAATATCATCTTCGTCCATATTTCCGACATCTATTTTGAATACTTTTTTCTCTCCTGCGCGAATAATTCTATATGTTAGCATAGCATCCTCAGCCATTATAAGCTGGCGGAACACGCGCCTTACTTTATTTAACATACTAGATCCATATGGAATATATTTATCATCGCCAAGTAATCTAAAGTGAGCTATTTCAAAGGTGTTAAATTCATCGCCAGTCATTCTTTCTTTAAATTTGATTGTTGGTTTGCCGTTTATAACTCTTTCGGTGCGTTCAATATCGTAATTAACCATTTGTTTTACGGCGGTAATTCCTTTATTTTTTTCGCCATAAAGCAACACGAAATTATCCCCATATTTACAATTCGATAAAAACACTCCATTTCTAGTATATTCGCCATTTTCATTTTTACTGCAAATGGGAAAATTATGTCTATCTTGTTCATTATTAGGCCCAACCACCTCCATGCAATATACATCATATTTTTCAGATATTCGTTCTACAGATTTTACCTTATGATTTAAAATACAATTTTTATTTCCACGAGTTGCCGAAATAGCCGAAGCACGCCTAAAATTTGGGTGATCAATAAAATTAGGATTTACACTTTTTGCAAAGTCACAATTTGCTTTATTTTCATTTTCGGAATTTACAATACATTCTTTAGCAACAAGTCTATGCGTAAATATATGGCGATTTGATGACGGATCATAAACTCTTTCATATCCAGAAATAAGATTTGATTCATTGCTAGTTAATGTATAAAAGGGCATTAAGCTAACGCCTTCTTTTAATTCATCAGCCCTAACATATGATCCATTTCTTAACATGTATTCGTGATCTGATGTTGTTTCAACACATGTATCGTCATCGAAAGTAACTCTGATAATTTCACTATCTTTCCTTGTTAAATCACACCAAATAATTTTACCAGGCATTACCTTTTTTGTATTATCTTGAATAGAATATGTCCAAATTTCTTTATGCGGATTTTCCTTTAATCTCTCAGATAATTCTTTTATTGAGATTATTTCGCCATTCAATAAAGGAATAGCACTGTCATATTTAACAGGCGTGTTCCTCGTCCAAAACGGTAAATTTGTATTAATATTTAAGATATCGTAATAGAATTCTTCTAATATATTTTTTATTCTTTCTTTATTAGAATATATATTTAATACCTTACCGTCTATTCCCATTGTTGTGGCCTCTTCCATGAATAAATCCAAAGCACTTGAAATAATTGGATAATATTCCATACCCTCATAGTCCATGTATGCGGGCAATCTTGCTGCTTCATACTGCAATGCTTTTTGATAATTTCTGTCGGTTGTCTTGTTAAATTTATCATAAAGCTTATTTTTTTGTTCAATTTCTAATGCTTTACGAGCAATTTCTTCGGGGGAATTACCCTTAATTATAATTTTTTTTGTTGCAGTATCTTTAACGTCATTGCCCGTTACCTGAAAGCCCATTCCATCCAGATTAAACATCTGATTGAGCTGTTGATATATAGTTCCTTTTTTATTATCCATGTTTATAAAATATTATAATTAAATATAAATACTTAAGTATTTTGAAAAGTATTTATATATAAATACCTTTTTTTATATATTTGCAATAATATATTAATTTAAATAAGATTTAACATATGAAATCTAAAGTGTTCGTTGAACGCGCCATATTAAAACATGGTAATAAATATGATTATTCTTTAGTTACTGATGCTCAAATTAAAGAAAAATCAAAAATTATTTGCCCAACGCATGGTATTTTTGAACAAAGGGGAGACGCCCATTTAAGTGGTCAGGGGTGTGGGAAATGTGGTAATTCAATATTAAAAAGTGCTGACGATTTTATAATAGCAGCTAATAAAATTCATAAAAACAAGTATAATTATGATTTTGTTAATTACATTAATTGTAAGATAGCCATAAATATCATATGTCCTATACATGGCTTTTTTAAGCAAACTCCTGATAGTCACTTATCTGGACATGGGTGTAAGCTGTGCTCTTCAGAAATAAATGCTATAAAAATGGTGGAAATTACCGCAGAACAATTTATTAATAAAGCAATTGTAATTCATAATAATAAATATAAATATCCAAATGTTGAATATATCAATGCAAAGACTAAAATAAATATTCATTGCAAAAAACATGGGGAATTCGAACAAACTCCGAATGATCATTTGTCAGGTAAGGGTTGTTCTAAATGTGGGGTCAACTTATCTATTGGCGAAAATGACGTTAGAGGCTTTATTGAGAACGAATTGAATTTATTTACCGATAAAATAAAAATAGACAACAAAGAAATTGATATTTATGTACCCCCCAAAAAAGTTGGTATAGAATATGACGGATTATATTTTCATTCTGTTTTATTTAAGGGTAAAAAATATCATCAACAAAAAACAGATTTATGTGAAAAAAATGACATACAATTATTGCATATTTTTGAGGATGAGTGGGCGAATAAAAAAGAAATTGTCAAATCTATTATAAAATCAAAATTGGGAATATTTTCTGATAAAATATTTGCTAGAAAATGTACTATAAGAGAAATTAACTCTAAAGAATCTGCAAAATTTTTAGTTGAAAATCACTTGCAGGGAAATACTGGTAGTAGTGTAAAAATTGGGTTATATTATAATAATGAATTGGTATCCGTTATGACCCTTGGGAAGAAGAGAATATCTATGGGAGTAAAAACAAGAATTGATGGGGAATATGAGTTAATAAGATTTTGCAATAAACAAAATACCTTAGTTATTGGTGGTGCAAGTAAATTATTGAATTATTTTATAAAAACATATAATCCCAAATCTATTTTAACTTTTGCAGATAGAAGATACTCTAATGGCAATCTCTATAAACAATTAGGGTTTACACTTATTGGAAATACAGAGCCAAATTATTTTTATTTTAAACAGCATGACTTAAAAAGAGAATATCGTTTCAAATTTAGAAAAGATATTTTAATAAAAAATGGGTTTGATGCATCAAAAACAGAACATCAAATCATGGAAGAAAGAGGATATTTCCGAATTTATGATTGCGGTAGCATGAAATTCGAAAAATGCTTTTAATTTTTACAAAACAAAAAAATCGCTGTAGGATATACAGCGATTTTTTGCGGTGTTATTAGATAATTAATCGTTTTTATCAGCGCCCAAATCTTAATCATCGAAAGTATTTTCGAGATCATTATCTGAAAAAGTGACTTCATAAATATAAGAGGTGCCAGAAGAACCCGATGTTCCATGAAAGCCCGATGTGCCAGAATATGACGAATTACTATAAACGGAAGAACGAAATGATGACTGCCAATTCCACTCATCGTTAATTAATTGGTTAAATTCATTCATATTTAATTCAACAACTTCATCGACAGACAATTCAAACATACGAACAGCTAAATTATAATCCTTTACATGAGACACTGGCTTTTCAGCTTGAATATGTATTGTAAAATCCTCGCCATCAACAACTTTCTGGAGTTCTTTTGCAAACAAATCGCCGACTTTGACACGATAAGCTTTAATTGCTTCGTTATATTGATCAGCATGTTTTTTACGATTTTTTTTAATTATACTTAAAACATCGTTCTTGTTAACTTTAACTATATCCATAATATGTATTATTTTTACAAAGATAATATATGTTTATCAATAAAACAAATTATTTGGGAACAACACCGTTAAACAGCCAAGAATAAACAATATATGGATTTAATGACGAATCACTGTTTGGGGGTATCATTGGTTTACGCTTACCGTCTTCTTTGGATTTAAAGTTTTCAACATCATTTGTTGTTAATAATGATTTTAACATGCTTTCTGTTACTCCACTACTTTGTTTATATCTTGCCATGTCAAAATTTATAACATATAAACCAATAGATAAACCCATTATAGAATCATCATGAAAAGATCTTTTATGGTCAGCAACTCTATTTCCAGCAACAGTTATAAACGTTTTAAGTTCATTTAAGAGCCTTATGGATCGAATAACGATATCTTCCAAGTGTATTGACCTCTGTAACTCTAACAACACTGATGCCCTGTTATTTCCAATAAAAAATCCTGGAATTAAATCAACGGTTATAATACTACCATCAGACATTGTTTTTTGTCCTTTTTTGATATATCCTTGCAATCTATCTCTTGATGGCTTGTGCGACACCTCGGCATAATGAATATTTTCATATCCAATTTCAAGTAATTTTTCAACAGTTTGAACACCATATCCACCAGTTATATCAACAACGCAATATGCATTATTATATACTTTACCATATTGATAAACAATTTCGGCAAGACCTTGGGGAGTTATTTTACCGTAATATTCAGCTACTTGTATTACTTTATGTTTTTTTATTTTTACTTTTTTTTGTTTGCCATTTTTCGTTATTATTTTTTCTTCAATTAATTCATTTTTTTTCAACACATTTATTGTTGAATTATCTTCACCGTGCCCAGGCGAAGCATCAATTGTTATGATGTATTCCTGTTCGGGTTCTGGATCTTCAAATATCCACATATTTCTGTCAACATATTCTTGACGGATAGGCGTCATTATTTCATAATCTTGAATTCTTTTTAAATATTCTTCTGATATAAAATTGTCGCCAGAACCCAAAAATGAGCAATTATGATTAGATAATCCATTTGCAAAATATTCACAACCCTCAGAATCAACAATATCATAAAATTCGGTTTCGTTATTTTCTTCAATAGATTTTACAAAAAAATCGCCAAAAACTGTGCTGATATATGTTTCATTTGACACAAGCGATTTTAACGGCATATTTTTTCCATTTGCTAAAAAAATATGGTCTTCGCTAACAATTATTGAATGATCGTTTTCTAAGGTAATTTTAAATCCTTTTTCTTTGTATGATTTTTCAATACCGAAAAACATAAAAAATCCAGAAATATTTAATATCTCAAAACAATCATTATATTTAATATTTGATTTTATATTAATTAAACTATCATATATATTTGAAATTTTATCTTTAATTATTTCTTTTGTTTCAATATCTCTAATACAAATTATAGAATCTTTACCAACGCACATTAATTCTTGTGCAATTTTCTTCATATCGCCGTTGGCATCACGAATTTGTTCTTCAAACCAAGGCGATGATGCTTCCCACCCATCATCCATTAATTTTATTCGATGTTCGTTTTCCCAATTTTCATCTATTAATCTTATTTCTGTTTCTTTGTTTTTATTCTTCAACCAAACAAGATCTTTATTGTATCTGGGGTCATTAAACCACCATAATTCAATTGCTTTAAAATTGTTTTCACCTCGTCTGGCTCCGTCAAAAGTTTTATAAAAAACGGCGTCCAAACCTGATGGCGTATTGTGAGTAACTATCTGATTATAAACCACTGAGTGGTTAAATTCGTTTGGCTCTTCTGAAAAATTGGGCAAAGAAAAATCGTATGTGTAATTTTTTGATTTCTGTATTGAATTTATTTTTGTCCAAATTATATTTGGATTAATAATATGATCAATAGACATACCAATAATTGACTTTAAATTACTAAGATCCGAAAATGTGCTATTTTTTATATAATTTATTAATCTTAACAGCATTAATCTGTTAATTGGTTTGCTTTTATATTTTTTTTCAGTGACAAAGGGTTCTATATTGATATTATAATCCAATAATGAATTGTATATGTTTTTTGCCTTTATTTTTGCATATAATTCATATAATATTTCTCCGCCATTTGGAATGGTATCATTATTTTTTCCATGACATTGAACATTATTTATTTTGTATTTATTACACATATTCTGTTTTCTATCAAATCTAAAGCCTATTTCGCTGAAATATTTTTCAGAAAATTTACCAGCCATTGTGATTGAATATGAATTAGATTTTACTTTTACTTTTTTTGTTGGCTTTGTCACTTTAAAGAAATATCGGGTAATAATTCCCAAATTTCCAAAAAGTATTCTAATTTGATTTATCATTTCTTGGGAAGACAGTCCAATGCCCACGCTTAAATTATTATTTTTTTCATTATATATTGCCCAGCCATCGCCATCCATAATTCCCTGAAGCATAGCAACAATATTTTTTCTGCTCATTTCTAATAATCTTAATGGTATTATTTTTTCTTTGGCTTTTTTATTTATATCAAACCCTAAAAATTTTAAAAATTCGCCTAAATTTTTTGATGTTATAACATAATGAATACCGTCAAAATAATAATTTAAATTATGCGCTTCAAATATGTGTGATAATGAATCTCCGCATGTTAATACAAATCTTGTTGTTTTTATGTTG